CCGCAGCAATATCCTGTCTGGCTGTTTCCTGATCTGGTCGGCATTAATCTGGGTGGTTATATCCGGAGCATTTATCGCAGCATACCCGCCTTTGTCTACAGGCATGACCACCTATCCTGTTATTGCCATCATCTGCGCCCTTGCCGGCAGGAATCTAATCAAACACACCAAACGGGTAGAAGACAAAAAAGGCGGTGAATGATGAACGAGGCTTTCACATTAGCCAATTGCTTCGCCCTTGCTGGTGGCTTTCTAGGCGCGCTGGTGGTATCTGATTACAAACGCTATGGGACAGTACTAACCGTTACATTCATCATTATAGGCATGGTTTTTGCGGCAGCATTAACGGAATATTTCTTCACGCAGAACCACCCTTGGCTATTTGCAGGTGCTGGTGTATTTGCTGGTATGGCCTCCACGTCTCTGCTGGACGCATTCAAGGCCACAGCACCGAAGCTGGCACAAAAGCTGATCAATGCGGTTTGTAACAGGGCAGAAAAGATGATTGGTGATACAGACGACAGGCAGAAATAGGATGCCGGCTACACCCTGTTTTTGCGGTTATTTTAATTGTAATTAATTGAATTATATTAATTTATACAATGCCGGCTGATGAGCCATCGGCTGGTTTTTTTATATATGAAAGGTTTTGAAATGTACAAATTAAGCCAGCCTAATACTGGCTTAATATCTGAACACGTAGCAAATTTCAAGATTAGATTTCAGCGGAGAAATGAGCAACCATAATCGAAAAACCTAATTCCGCATTCATTTCAATTGCGAAATTTCTAAAATAATATTACAGTAGTAATGAGATAGAAATGAATGAACAATGATTTTAAAAGGTATTGTATATGGCAAATTTACAAATACGCATAGATGACAAACTGAGAGACGAGGCGCAGCAGATTGCTAATGATTTAGGAATGGATTTAACAACGGCGGTCAGAGTATTTTTAAAGCAAATGGTTAATGACAGAGGATTCCCGTTCCGACCTGACTTAGACCCATTCTACAGCCCCAAAAATCAGGAAGCCTTGAAAGTTTCTATTGCGCAACTGAACGCAGGTGAGGTGATTAGCAAAACACTGGATGAATTGCAAAATGAACTTTGACTTCACACCACAAAGCTGGCTGGAGTATACATATTGGCAAAACCAAGATCGCAAAACAATAAAAAAAATTAATGTGCTTTTAAATGATATAGCCCGTAATCCATACGAGGGTATAGGCAAGCCAGAAGCTCTTAGAGAAAATTTGTCAGGCTTCTGGAGTAGACGTATAGATGATAAAAACAGACTTGTTTACAGGATAATTGATGATCGCTGCTAAATCATCCAATGCAAAGGACATTACAGCGATAAATAGACGCCCGCAGTAGCTCTCAGCCTAGCTCTAAGAGATTTCCCTCCTAGTCTGATTAAAAGCTTCATATTTATTATTTGATTATGTAACAGATTCAAAGCCGGTACATATGTGCTGGTTTTTTATTGTTATTTTTTTATATCACACTAATCAAATTTACTTAAATGAATGAATTTAATGAATTTAAATATTGTAACTATTACATTTATTGCTTGATTTATTGCTGTTAGTTGTTCATAATAAGTTTACCAAAGTAAACACACCTAGACCCACTTAAAAGCGACTAGTCCCACCTGAAATTAAAATTTTATAGAAGTGTAATAAATTTATAAGGAGCTTATTATGAAAAGAATTTACCGAGACGGTTGGGATGGTAATGACTGACGTCCCTCAATGGGCGCAATTAATATCGCCGATCGCTACTGCAATCGGCGTTATTGTTGCTGCATGGAGTATATATACGAACACGAAAAACGCGAAAAAACGAGGAACTATAGATATGATAGTTGCAGAAAGAAATAATTCTGAACTTCAAAAAGCTGTTTCTCGTGTTAATCAATTAGCTAAACAAAATAAGGAATGTATATATGCTGCGTATATATCTGAAGATGAAAAATTTTCTGAGGATAGAGCAGCAATATTAAAAGTTCTAAACCATCGAGAATTTATGTCTGTAGCTATATTGGGAGGGGCTCTTGATGAAAAGATTTATAAAAGCTTTCAATATTCTATGCATATGAGAGATTGGGATAATCTGAGTGGATTCGTTACTGAATTACGAAATAAAAAACAAATTCAAACCATGTTTCAGGAGTTTGAATGTTTAGCTAAAAGATGGAAAAAGAAACCATTAAAAGAGAAAAAAAAGTAATTTAAATCTATTAAATCAAGCCAGCCTCGTGCTGGCTTTTTTAATATAAAAAAATTGCCCTCAGGGACTCGAACTCCTTGGGGGCTTTGTTATTCAAATGAGGCTTTAAACAACATGGTCAATGATAAACGATTTACGTTTAAGTTTCTAGGAGTTTTTATGGAAGTTATTAATTTTACACCTAAAGAGTTGCGAAAAACGATGTGGACAGCAGCAGTAATTCTGCTGCTGCTAGTTCTGACATGGCGACTGCCTGAAATGATTAGCGCAATTAAATAGTAGTGATTTTGTATAACAACGACGATGCAGCCATTACGGCTGCTTTTTTATGTATGAAAGGTTTTAAATGTACAAATTAAGCCAACGTTCATTAGGAAATCTGCAAGGAGTAGATGTTAATCTGGTTAAGGTAGTTAAGCGTGCCATTGAAATCACCAAACAGGATTTTATGGTAACTGAGGGTTTGCGCAGCCGTGAACAATGTTGCATTAACTACGGCAAGGGGCGAACAGCACAGCAATGTTCCGTCAAAGGCGTGCCGGCAAAATATGCCCAGCCAAGCTTGAGCAAAGTTACATGGCTCAACAACCCGTTTGTGAGTAAGCACACCACAGGCAAAGCGGTGGATTTAGTGCCGTATCCGGTAGATTGGAATGATTTAAACAAATTCCGGGTAATTGCCGACGCCATGAAACGAGCCGCAGCAGAATTAGGCGTAAAAATGGCATGGGGCGGGGATTGGGTAAAGACTAAAGATTATCCGCACTTTGAGGTATAGCAATGAAAAACATTAATTACCCAGCAGTAGGCGCTTGGGCTTTGCTTGCCTTGATGGTGTTGTTTGCAGCACTTAGCTACGGCAGCAAGCAATACAAGAAAGGCTATAGCAAGGGCGCGGAAGAAGTTCGGCGGCAGTATCAGGCAGCTTTGGACAAACAGCAGGAGGCGGCTAACAAAGCCAGCCAAGAATACGAGAAACAGAAAGCGAAGAGTGAGGTAAAACAAGATGAACGACAAGCACAAGTTACAAAGATTGTTAAAGTTCCTGTGTACACTAATGTGTGTCTGGATGCTTCAGGGGTGCGCATCATCAACGAAGCAATCAGCAGTCGCTAGCATTCCTGCCAACCTTGTCGAGCCATGTCCTGAATTAAGCCCGTTAAACGGGTCTACAGGCGCAGACATCTTGCCGTGGGCAGTTGGGGTAGTAGGGAAGTATAACGACTGTGCAAGGCGGCATAGCGCGCTGGTAAGAGCTATTCAGTAAAGCTTGTAAGTAAAGAATCAACCGTGGTGATCTCCACCACGGTTGAAATGTATTATCTGACGTCCAAAAAGGCACGAATCCACTGTGCGGGTTTTGTGCGACCTATTAATGATTAGTATTGATTAATATTGCTGATTGTGTGGCAAGCGGCAATATATAAATTACTGATAATAAATAACTAAATGTTTGGCTGCTTGCATGGCATGCAAGAGGTCAGCGGTTCGATCCCGCTTACCTCCACCAATTTACAGTATAGATTCAATAGTTTAAGTCACATAATCTTGTGGCTTTTTTTATTGGGTTTGTGCTGGTGTCAAACTGGTGTCAAATTGGGAAGAGTTTCCAGCATACCGGCGCAAGTGCTCGGTATTTAAATGGGCATACCTTTGCACCATCTTTTCACTCGACCAGCCTCCTAACTCCTGAAGTGGCCGCGTTGGCGTTCCCTGAATGACATGGTTGGTTGCCCATGTGTGCCGGCAGTCATGGAATCGAAAATTGGTAATCCGAGCACGCTTTAATGCTTTTCTCCATGCGGTACCTGCGGGATTTTTAATTGGATTGCCCTTGTAAGTAAACACATTAGTTCTGTGCTTACCGCGCTGGCTTAAAATGACATTCATCGCTTCATCATTTAAAGGCACTCCTATCGCTCTTGATGATTTTGTCTGATCCACATGAATCCATGCAGTACGTCTTGGTATATCAACCTGCGACCATTGCAAACCGGCTACATTGGCTTTTCTCAAACCGGTAGCCAGCGCAAAAGCTGCAATCGGTATCAGGTGCTCCGGCAGTTCCTTAAACAGTCTGTTTTTCTCATCAGCAGTCAGCCAACGTTCTCTGCGCTTAGGTTCCTCAAGCATTTTGAACTTTGGCAGATTGGTTATCCATCCCCATTCCTTGGCTGCTAATAAAACCATTCTGATTTGCTGCGTGTAAGCATTGACGGTTCTCGGTTTCCGACCTTCATTCAGCTTGGCATCACGAATCGTACGCAGGACTACGCGATCTATCTGGTTGATTGTTAAATCGCCCAGATATTTATCTAACCAGCGTAAAAATAGTTTTGTGTTGTAATCCTTTTGTTTGTGGGGATTTTCTTTCAACCATTCCACCACTGTTTCGCGCCATGTATATTCGCGACTGTAGCCAAGCTTTTGTACAGCAAACAACTCATAATAATGCTTGGCTGCTAATTCGCGCGCTTGTTGCTCGTTTTCAGTCCCAGCAGCTTGGCGTATGCGCTGTCCGTTTGGTGCCGTGAATGAGTAGTACCACCCGCGGCGGTCTTTCCGCTCATAGACGCGGATTGTTTTTCGGCTCGACATGTTTTACTCCTTTTCGCATGTGTAGCCTCTTGCAGTGTGGAATCTGCATCGGCTTTCAGCCATTCGTCAAGTTCTTCTTTAAAAAAATACCAGCGCCCAATTTTTTTATGAGCCGGTATTTCACCGTTTCGCGCTTTCTCCGTCACAACCTTAGGGTTAAGAGAAAGGTAGCTAGCAACATCTGCGGTTGTGAATAAAGTTTTCATAGTTAGCTATATAAAAAAACCGGTTAATTGCCGGCATGGGTTGTTACATTGGTGTTAATAAAAAAGCCAGCTAATGCTGGCTTGAATCTGTTACATAATTAAATAATAAATTTAGTGTGCAGTCTAATCTTGAAAGATTCCATGTTAACGCAGTCAAAAAATTATTTATTCTTCCTCTAGTTCTTTGCTATTAGCAGGTTTTTCAATATGTCCATCGGCAACAGCGTCCCCCGAATTATTAAATTTTAAATATGAATAAAATTGTATTAAAAAATCTGTAACAGTTATTTTTAATTGATTATTAACGTATCCATTGGCTCTCCAATAGGCTGCAATCACATCATAAGGTATCGTATAAAAAAAATTATAGTCCGACCTGAGTATGACTTTATTTTCCTCATATTGACTCTTTAAACTATTTCGTACAGTTTCTCCCAATCTCTTTAGAAATATTCGGCTACTATTAGTTAGCACATATTTGTTTTTACTGGAGACTTGATACCGATAAATTGGGTAATAAAAACTGGTTGACCGCAAACCTCTACCAGCATTTTTATGTAAAATATAATCAGTGTTAATGCCATATTCTGATAAAATTTTTATGATACTGTTATGTAAATTTTCATCAGATTTATTAAGGAAATCTATATGTTGTCTACAATTATCCATCACATTTTTAGTGGCATAAAATACCTTACCGGCTGCAATAGCATCAGATTCAGCACGATGAGATACTGATTCGATACCTAAATAATCTTTTATCGTTCCTAATTTATGATTATATAAATCAGGAAACATATATCTGGATAATGGTAAAGTATCAAATACCGGATGCGAACGGACTATGCTGCCCCGTGAAATAAATTCTGAAGCGTGTATATATGAATTATGGATAAAACTCATATCAAATTTTGCATTGTGAGCAACAATGGGTTCATTTCCCACAAATGACCAAAATTTTTTTACTACTTCTATCGGGGGTGGTGAACTTTTTACCATATCATTATCAATGCCATGTATAGCGATAACTCGTTCTGGTATGCGTTTGGATGGCTTAGCTAATGAGGTAAATTTATCGACTACAACACCATTTACAAATTTAATAGCTGATAACTCAACGATTTCATCTGTATCTGGACTTAACCCCGTTGTTTCAATGTCTACAGCAACAAAACTACTGTATAAATCTAATATAGGATTATTTTGTTTTTGCCTAACATTTATTGCCTCTGGCATTGCATTAGTAATGAAATCTCTCGGAGTTGCTAATCCGAGTTCACACAATTTTCCGTCATATTTCACTCGTTGGTCAGCATCAAGTAGGATTTTACGCACCGACTCAATAAATCTTTTATCAGCTTTCTTTTTGTATAATCCAGCCAATGCGATACATATTTCTGATTCACTTACTTTATATGGTAATCCAAGTAACTTATACAGATTCGGGAATATCATTTTTAGTACTCCCCCATTAAAGCCGGTTTAATTTTTAACAATTCATATAGGTTTTTTAATGCCATAATATTCCCTTTGTGTTATTTTCGAATCTTATCACAACACTAGGAAATCTTTAAACTAAACTGTTCGGAAAAACCGAACAGTTCTCTAATCATAACTGAACTATACCTGCGAGCAAGTCAAAACAGAGTGGTTGATTGCGTAACAGAATCAAATAATAAAATAATGCTAGAATTTTGTAATGCTCAGGCTTATACATCACACACACAACTGCATCTAACTATTTTTGAGGTTATATTGTATGGGGTAGAAATTCAGTTGAGGTGTGTATTGTTAAGCAATGCCTGATGCAGACTGGGATTTGCTTGTTAAGTAGCTATTGTGTACTAATTTGATCAGCTTCACCTGTAGGGATACATTCTTCAAAAGTGGCAAGATCATCTTCACTGGCGTTTAATTCTTTCATCCATTTAATTGTAACTTTCATGTTATTCGTCCTTGGTATTCTGTAATAAAAAAGCCAGCATTTAGCTGGCCTCATTTTCTAAATCAACTACCCAAACAAGAATATTTGCCTCTTTAGCCTGTTTAATGATGTCCTTAGTACCACGGCCATGCTTGTCTTTGAAAATTACCAGCATGGTATGATTCTGGCTACCTTTAGGGGCATTGTGGTGCAGGGCGTAATCAATCATCTTTTTATTACGCATGTGCCCGCAATGGTTCCCGTGTGGATTAGGCAAGGCTGTAAAGCTTTTGGTCTGGATATGGTGCACTTTTGCCCATTCCCGTGCTAAGTAAACCGCACCGTGAGAGGCTCCAGAATCAATCAGGGTATCAATAGGGGTACTAGTGTGTATTGATAGTAATGTTCTGGCTACGATACGGCGAAAACCATCACCAGAAACGATACGACCACCGCAAACGATAACATTCATGATTTAAGTTGCCTGTTGTTAGTAAATTCGCTAGGAGTGGGATAGGGCGGTTGTATTGGTGGGGCGTTATACCAGCCGCTGTAAACAAGGCAAGTGATTTTGCGTCCATCATCTAATACAACCTGTGTTTCCATAATATCTTTACCAGCCCGTTCCGCTACTCTGCTTTTTCTCTCTTCTGCATAATCACAACCAGCAATAAAAAAAGCCACCCAAGTGGCTAGCAGTGCATTTTTTTTCATAATGATATTTATATTCAAAAAACGGGGGAAGTTTATTCCCCCACTGATTTTTAAAACATGCCAAATTTAACTTAGCTCGAGGTGCTGCTAGGTTCATAATTCAGCAGGTATGTTATGGTCTGATGCATGTAACCAACACAGCTATTAATCCCGCCTGATAGTGCTGCTAAGGTGCTGGTAAATCTCAAAAAGTCCTCTTGGCTTAGCTCCCGAGTGATATTATTATTTCTATAGCCATCAGCTAATTTAGATAATGTTTCCATAATAAACGTTGTAGTGTCTAACACATGAAAACAATATTCACTCAGATATCCTAAATCTTTTCTGCTGATCCGTTTTAGTGTTTCATCTGGACTCTCATCAAGATCCTGTATGATGGCAAGCAACTCGGCGTTATCCATTAAGCTGGCTATTTCATTATGGTAACGGGCGCGAAATTTGTTTTCTACTTGCATTGCTGTGTACTCCTGTTATCAATAGATTAAGTTCAATGCTTATGGAATTAATTGGATTGTGCAATCCAATAAATAAAGTGACCATTTGAGATTGTTGCTATTAAATACTTTGTTTTTTGCTGGGGTGTATTGCGTTTTGATATACATTCCAGCCAGTGGCGTCTGATAATGGTTCGGGCATTTCTGAGATGTCCCACGCCGTAATGTTTCTCGGTATTTATTAGGGACGATTTGATAGGGACGATTACCTCGTATAGTAATATGCCATATCTCACGACCAGCGCACCCGTTGGTCTATGCTGCCAGCAGATACGGTTGCCATAAGGGTGATTTTTTAATTCATGAAGATGTATTTTAGGTTTCATGGGTAACTCCTAGTTTGCATTGCTTTGAACATACTCAGTAACCATTTTTTTAGCTGCTGGTGGCAGATGGCTTAATATCTGGCTTACGGTCTGCTGCCCGTAATGGCCACCTAAAACAATGGCTTTAACAAGCTCATTTGCTACTTTTATTAAACAAATATCATATTTTGTATGATATAGCTGGCTAAAGGCTTCATAAGCGACATCCGCCAGCTCATTATTAGCCAGCCGTTTTTCTGGTTGTGGTTTGGTTTGCATGGGGAATTGGCTTAAATCCCATTCGCTAACCATTTGCGCCATTTCATCCCAAAATCCAGCAGGTTCCGGATTGGTGTTGTTTTCATCGTTCATTGTTAACTCCTTTAATTTTATTTAAATTCAAAAACTAAAGCCGACTCGTTAGAATCGGCTGCGATTTTTAAACTTAGATGTATTGCTCGTCTTTCCGAGCTGTCACTCTTTTAGTCACTCAGTATGTGATTTCTGCTAGAATTGAATTTCCACAAACAACCTAGCAAAATGAGGTATTTATCATGAGTAATGATAAAAATAAAATGGCTTATGACCATGCCCTTAAATCTCCAGCTCCATCATCTGTTAAAGGACATGTGCCAAAATCTCCAGCACCAGTGCCAACAGGTACCTCCCAAAATGGAGGTACAAACAAAAAGTAAAGGAACATAAATGACCAACCCAGTACAGAACCGACCAGACTTAGAACTTGAAGTAGCTTATTCTTTGTGCTTTGAAAAATTAATGTATAAATTTTTCGGTAGAATAGATAAGTTAATTTCATTTTTCCTTCTACTATCAAGTATGACAGCAATTGGAAGTATTGGAGGTTTAGTTAATGGCACTTTTTCTGGCATATTTTTAGCAGTTATAACTGCAATTCAAATCATTTATACTCCTAGTGCTAAAGCACAGGCTGCAAAAGATAACTACTGCCTATACTATAAATTGTATAAAAAGATGGGTAGCATGAGTGATGAAGAGATTGTAAACCATCAGGCGGATTCAACTAAACGCGAAACAGATGAAATTGGTCTCCTTTCTCATCCGGCACGTTTGTCTGCCTTAGCAATGTTGGGAATGACCCCAGGCAGAAAATATTCGGAAGAACGAAAACTAAGATTATCTGAATATTTTGCAGCCTTATTTGCTGGAGAATTACCTGAATATCATTTTGAACACGTAATATCAGAAGCAAATAATGACAGTCAAAACTAAGCCAAACAATGAAGCCGACTCGTTAGAATCGGCTTTTTCTTTAGCCTATTAATATATCTAAGTATTTGTACATTCAAATATATGTCAAAGTTGGTGTTTGAAGTCGTTCTCCTTTCATAAAGTTCTTTGGATTTTTAGACTTGTCTGTCTGTAAGCCCTACATTAAAGCCTACTTTTTCGGCGAGCTTACTGGTTTTGTTCCGGCCGCCCGCGAGGGCTTAACGGCTTGCCAGCAAGCTCCTTAACTTGCCTCGGGCTTTTATATTCCGCTGCCCTGAGCCGGTGCGGTGAAGTTGTTTAACTTTGATGGACTTAGTCTATCTATAATTTACCATATAAGTCAATAAATAATTGACTTAAAAAACGAAAAATAATATATGTTATTGATTTGTATTTATATATTCTTTAAGCGTGTTAATGAATAGTTTTTCTTTATGCATATAACTAGTATAACTTTTTATAACAAGTTCTCTTTGTGTAAAATTTAAGATTGTATTAATTGTAAGGGTTAAGATTTTGTTTAATAATTCGTAATTAAAAAGAGAATAGTTAGAACAATGAGTAATATTCACATTCGTATTAAAAAAGCTAGAATTGCCAAAGGTTTAACTCAAGCGCAATTTGCAGCAAAGTTAAGTCTATCGCCTACAGCTATCCAATTATGGGAAAATGACGATGAAACAGAAGCTACTGCACCAAAAAGGACACGCATGGAAGATGTTGCTAAAGTCTTAGGTGTAACAGTGTCGTGGTTACTGTGTGGGGAAGAATTTATACCGTCAGAGGATAGTATAGGATTTACAGAAAATTTTGATTCCACTCGTACACACAAGCAGATCATGATGTGTGATTTCGATTTATCAGCAGGTAAAGGGAATGCTAGATGGGTTATAAAAGAGGCTGAGGTACCTTTGTTAATTAGAAATGTGTGGTTTAAATCTGAAAATTTAATACCCAGTGATTTGCGAGCTGTGCGCTTTAAAGGTAATAGCATGGTTCCACATTTAGAGAATAACGATATTGTAATGATAAATATTAATGATATCGAATTGGTGGATGATGAAATATATGCTATTGTTTATAAAAATAATTTTTTTATTAAAAGACTTAGGCAGACCGGTGATGGTATTGACTTGATAAGTTCAAATAGTGACTATGAGACTATTAAGGTTTCATACAGTCAAGCAAATACACTTGAGATTTTAGGGAGAAAAGTCTGGCGTTGTGGCTAGCTCTTTTGTCTCACTTTTATTCTAAGACAGCTCAAAAGCTGTCTTTTTGTTTCTTTTGGGATTCGCACAACAATTTCTTGGATTTTCTTGTTAATGAAGATACCATAATTAAAAAGTTGAAGTTTAGGTAATTATTAGATTCTATCAAGACGAAGAACTGCAATAACTTTTCCGCATATCTTAATTGAATCAATCTCGTCCCCTGATAAAATATCAACTGGGTAATTTTTATTGTCGCTAATAACACGTAAAGACCCGTCAATTGAGTGCTGTAATCTTTTTACACTCAACCCGATAGGTGATGCAAAAACATAAATACCCTCAGTAGAATAGAAATTCACAGTCCCATCAATAAACAACAAATCGCCACTTTCAAATGTGGGCTCCATTGAATCCCCGTACGCAGTAATTATAGATATTGAACTGTAATTCCCACCAATATATTTTCTTGCCCAAGCTTCCGACACTTCGATTAGTTGAATTGGCTCAGGGAAATCGCTATTTATCGCCCCTGCTCCAGCAGCAGCCTTAACATCGAGAAGCTTGAACTGAATAAATCCATTTCTAGGCTTTATTTCCAATATTGGTGAGGCTGAGGATGTTTTTGGTTCAATGTAAGGTAATGGATAAGAACAGATATCAGAAATTTTAACCATAATCTCAAACGGAGGTGAATTTTTATTCTTCTCCCAAGCAGAGACTGTCGCTTTCCCTCCAACTTCTAATGAAAATGCTAATTTTTCTTGGCTAAGTCCTGCGTTTAGACGAGCATCTTTTACCCATGCACCAACATTATATTTCATAAAAAAATCCTATTTTTAATATACGTAAAGAGTACATCTAAAATAGACAGTTTGTCGTATATTTTAGATTGACTTTTAAATCAATTTAAAATAGACTTTGCTGCTAATAATCTTAATGAGGTGGCGATGAATATTTACATACAGAAAGCAATTAAAAAAGTCGGCAGCCAAGCGAAGCTAGCAAGAAAGTTGAAAATTTCAAAGGGCGCGGTTAGTAGTTGGTTAAGAGGAATTAATAATGTCCCACCCAAGAAAGCTCTAGAAATTGAAAAATTAACAAATATTTCTGCGATTTCAATCGTGTTTCCTGATAGAGAGAATAAGAATGACAACCCAAGCAAACCAGATTTTGAATAATCAAAATACAGAAGCAGCAGAGGTTGTATTTAGCCTCGCTGCTATTCGATATCAAGTAGAAAAATTAAAACCGCATTTTCTTAATTGCAGCCTTGGCTTCAGCGATAGTGAGTTCTTTGAGTTGGCTTCTAATTTTATTGAGATCGTTTCTAGTGAGGACGTGCCTGCATTTATCGCACGGCAAGCCTATGAGTCGGGAAAGGTCGTTTTTTCCCCCTTTTTTCGTCTTAAGCCCTTTTTCACTGCATTGAGTGCAAGACGGTAGCGAGAACCGGAGGATGCCCACGATGACAATTAAAGCATCTCAAATCTATCTGCAAGATGGTCAATCTGAGGTTGATTTGAAATTCAATGATGAATGGTGCCAGCTCAAGGAGCTGATTCGCGCCGGCAGGAAAGAGGAGGCGCATCGGTTGTTGGATGTGCTAAGTGAAATATACCGAAACCGCCCGACTGAGGTGGTTGAGGCGTTAGAAGTGGAGATGGGTTTGCGATGAATGGTTATAAAAAAAAGCCCACGAGAGTGGGCTTTAAGGAAATGACCGTTGGGCAGCCATTCAATTCATTAATATAAATACGGGTGTAATTATGACTACTGTAGAAAATTTTGTCAATGATAACTCTTTAAAAATAGGCGATATTATCGGGGATGTTACATGTGCCTACAATCCGCGTCTGAAGCGTATATGTAATGGCGACATTAAGGCTGGGCTGGTTTTAAATCAATTGCACTATTGGTGGAAACGTTGTACTGGTGCAACAAGGGTTTTTTATAAGTCTGTTAAGGAACTGGCTGGTGAGCTGGATTTAAGTGAATATGCGGTACGTAAGTCTATTAAGCTGCTGGAAAGCCTTGGCTATATCCAGCGCAAGATTAAGAAGCTTGAGCATAGAACTTATTATCTGGTTGATGAGGCTGCGATTAGAAAGGCGGCTGAGTGTTTTGATGCTGATAAAGCTGACAAGCCTAAATATCGTGTATTTACTGGTGTGTTTGGTCGCTTTTGCCGAGGTGGGAAATATGACATTTCCCGAATGACGACATGTCGCAGTTCGGGAGTGGTGACATGTGACAATTCGGGAGTGACGACATGTCAACACTCGGGAGTGGCGACATGTGACAGTTCGTATAAGGAAGAGATTTATACAAAGAATTATTCAGAGAATTATTCAGAGATAGAGTGCCACCGCGATTCTGAGGATTTTGAGTTAGTCCCGGATGGTGAACAATCAGAATCGAATGATGATTATGCTGATGATGGTGGTGTGGTGTATGCGCCAATAGGGCTGCATAAGAAATGTGGCTGGTGTGAAAACTGGGTAATGCCGGATAAATATCTGGACTATGCGGCAGCTAAGGGGCTTGTTGGGACTGCGCTGAATATTGAGATTGAGAAGTTTGTGAATTACTGGCTATCTGGTGATGCTAAGGATTCGAAGAAGCGCAATTGGGAGGCTACATGGCGCAGATGGGTTTTAAAGTGGCTGGAGTACGGTGCTGGCAGGATGGGTGTCAATAAACGCCGGAATGAATGGGATTGTACTAATGCGCGCTATGTGGAGGTAAAACCGAATCTGCGGGTGTATGGGGTAGATGTTGGCGGGCGCAGGGTGTTTGTTTCTGTTCTTGGAACAACTGGGGAATGGAACGCGCCGAGATGGGAAGAGGTAGGCACTAGCTCAAGCGCTAATGAGTTGTTTATGGAAACTGTGCGTCTGTGGAATGGAGCTGATTATGGACGCTAGGGAGGTATCGCAGTTGCTGGCTGATAAGGCGTTGAGTGTGTCTGAGTATCTGCTACCCAATGGCAGGAAAAATGGCAATGAGTGGTGCTGTGGTTCGGTTAATGGGGAGGAGGGGCAATCGCTTAAGGTGCATTTATGCGGCAGTAAAGCTGGTGTGTGGAAAGATTTCAGTGATCAGGACAAGGGTGGTGATTTGCTGGATTTATGGGCTGCGTGCAGGAGTTTAAGCTTTGTTGATGCGCTTAAGGATGCCTGTAGGTGGCTGGGGGTTGAGTTTGCTCCTAAGTTTTCGGTTGCCAGTAAGAAGTCTTTTACGCGCCCGTCTGTGCGTTTGGGGGCGGTGATTGAGCCGCAGGCGGATGGTTATTTTGACAGGCGGCGCATTAATGGCAGTACGCTTAAGGCTTACTGTGTAGCCAATCATGACAGGGAGATTGCTTTTCCGTTAATGGTTGATGGTGCTGTTTATAACGTTAAGTATCTGACGCCACGGCGTAAGAGGGATGAGAAAAACCGCTGGCGGCAGGAATCAAACTGTGAGCCGTGTTTGTTTGGCTGGCAGGTTATTACGCCTGATGATGATAAGGTTGTGATTACTGAGGGGGAAATTGATGCGCTGAGTGTTTTTCAGTCTGGGGTAAAGGCTTTGTCGATGCCTAGTGGTGCGAAGAATCTGGAGTGGATTGAATACGACTGGGAGCGGTTGCAGCAGTTCAGGGTGATTTATCTGGCTTTGGATAATGATGACGCGGGACAGCTGGCTACGGTGGAGGTGTTGCAACGGCTTGGTGAACACCGGTGCAAGTTGGTTGATTGGGGCGATTTTAAGGATGCTAATGAGTGTCTGTGTGAGGCTGGTGAAGCTGGGGTTCTGGATGCAATAGTTGGTGCTGAGTATAAGAAGCCGGAGGATTTGAAAAACGCCATTGAGTATGCGGAAATTCTGTTTCAGGATTTTAATGGGTTACTTGATACGGCCACGGGCAATACTACGCCATTTGCTGGGATGAAAGATTTTAAGTTTGGTATGGATCAGTTGACGGTATGGACTGGTTACAGTGGCCACGGTAAAAGCCAGCTATTGGGGTATTGTATGTGTGAGATGATTCTGAGGCAAAAGGAACGTATTTGTTTGTTTTCGGGGGAGATGAAGCCCTACAAGGTATTAAATCGCATGGTTAGGCAGGTATGTGGAAAACAGCGTCCTAATCAGGATGATTTAACTGATGCGTTGAATTTGTTGTCTGGGGGGATGAATATCAATGGTGAGCGTTGTACGGAAGACAATGGTAATGAATCTGGCGGGCTGTGGATATATGACGTGAATGGTGCAGCCAGTCTGGAGCGGATGCTTAATGTTTTTAAGTATGCGAAGCAACGATATAACTGCCGGCATTTTGTTATTGATAGTTTGATGATGTTGGGGGTGGCTGAGAGTGATGTGGATCGGCAGAAGAAGATTGCGGAGATGCTGCGGGATTTTAAATCGCAAAACAATATTCATATTCATTTGGTTGCGCACCCGCGTAAGCCTGACAATGGTGATGAATCTAAGCCGCCAAATAAGCATGATGTGAGGGGATCGGCGGGGATTACTGATCTTGCTGATAATGTTCTGGTTGTGTGGCGCAATAGTGAGGCGACGGGATATGGGGCAGATCCGGATGCTAAGCTTATTTGTCAAAAGCAACGGGATTCGGGCTATCAGCCTATGGTTAATCTGTTTTTTGACCGTGAAAGCTGCCAGTACCATGAGCGCGAAAGGGAGGCAATCAGTATGATTACTGGTGAAAGAGTTCGGCGGGATTTTAAGTCGCCATACGCGCGATGATGATGCGATATTCTGGGGAAGTGAAGTTTTAAAGGGTTGTTTGATGATGAGTAAAATTGAGATTGATACTGCTGTGGATGTGCTGACTGCGTATGAGCGAACTATGGCAGACCGGAAGCGGCAGGGGCATTGTCTGAGTGCTGAATGGCGTTACGGGAAAGATAAGGTAATCAGGGATTATGCTTTTGATGGTGTGCACTATAAGCCTGAGGTGTTTGCGTTGGTAAGATGTGCGTTGTCGTTACTGGCGCAAAACAATCGGGAGGCGTTTAATGTGCTTAATATTGAGTATGGGCGCAAAAGTCCTTATTTTAAGCGCCGTTCAATTTCTGCACGTCATCGCGCTATGGTTAATAGGATGACATGGGCTGAACAGGTGGAAAGGGCTTTGGTGCTGTTTTGGGCGTATATGCAAAAATGTGATGATTTTGATAAATTTTTTTACAATTCACCCTTGCGCATGGCTTGAAAATTTAGTATATTTCTAGTTAACAATTAGTTAATACTTTTTAGTGCCGGTGGCAGCTTTGCTGCACCTAATTGAAAGCTATTAGCATTGTTCTCCTTTTTAGTTGATACACTTATTATTTCATCTTTTACCCGCCTGCTCCTTGGCGGGTTTTTTATTGTGGATTCTGTATTTTAATTTGTTAGTACTAAGTAATAAGCCAGCTTAATCGCTGGCTTTTGTATTTTAGCAATCTAATTGTTCTTCATTAATACCTAAAGCAGTGGCAAGTTTGGTGCGAGTTGCTTTAGTGGGCTTTTCTGAAGCTTCCAGTTTTAGATAGGCGGGTTGTGACATGCCAAGCTTTTCAGCGCATTCTGATTGTGTTAATTCCAGATATTCGCGCCATGCTCGGGCTGGGGTGTAATCTTGTTCAATTACCATGCCTACCACTTCGCTTGGAATGGCGTTTGTAAGGTTAATAACAGGTTGATTGGTTAGTTGTCTGAAATCTTCATATGGAACAACAACAAACTGAGGCATTCCTTGTTTGTCGTTGATGATTTGATAGTTAGGATTAATATGTGCGTTCATCACGTTTTTTAACCTCTTCAATTGAAATAATATGGATGATGCCATCAAAGTTAAACAGTACTCGGTAGTTACCGACCCGCAAACGATATCCGTATTGGTGATTGGATAGTTTTTTAACATTTGCGCATTCTGGCATATTGGTTAACTCTTCAATTTTCCGATAGATGAGTTTTCTATCAGGAATTTTCCGCAATTGTTTAAGGGCTTTGGGTTGGTAAGCTATTTTGTTCATGGTGTTGTTATAACTTTTTAATAACTAAATTATAACCAAAATATAACTAACATACAAGTAAGGAATAGATATGGTTGATGGTAACGACTACAACTAACGCTGTATTGAATTAAGACAAGCCCACCACATGCGCGTGTGGGCTTTTTTTATTGGAGTTTAAAATGAACGAATCTATAGATTTTGCACAGGCGTATCACAACGGGATTAATTTATGCAGAAATAGGGCAGCAGAGGAAGCGGAAATTGATGCTGTACTTTCCCGGTTTTGTGAAGAGGTACATACTGCCAGCAAGGGCAATTTGGTGTTAGAGGTTGGCAGACGGCCTTATGGTAATCCATCTGATTTAAAAGTGATTGCGATAAAGCGAAGTAAAAGTAAAGCTAGAGGACGCAAGACGCTGGTAGATATTGAGCCATCACAGGGCGGATATCCGTGCGTGATTAGGCATGGTGGCTGGTTTAAATCTGTTATTGATAAAGATGGTCTTGAAGCATCGCTTGCCGAAGTACTGCAAAGCCATAGCGCAGCTCATAAGATTCACTACCTACTGACACGAAGATATGAAGATACCAACGCTTAAAAGTAGCCTACCTGAGTTTAACAGTTCATCTGCCACGGTACTCAGGGATAAACCGGGGGCTACAAAACGCATACGAGGCTATCGATGGCAGGAGATAAAGAAGAGGGTGCTGGCACGGGATGGTTTTCGATGCCGATCCTGTGGCTGTATTGGTGGCAGCTTACAGGTTGACCATATCATTCCATTGGAGTTAGGTGGTCGTAATGATGATAGTAATTTGCAAGTACTATGCGCGGATTGTCATAAGCGTAAAACCACCAAAGAACTGCGGCAGCGATACAAGCGTGGATGGTGAATCTATTAAGCGATGAGTGTAACCGTTTAGATTATTACGCATGAGATAGTTACGTTATGCTATTGCTTTGATTTATATTCTTATGTGAAATAGTAATCTTGAGTAACTATTTATTATTATTTCTGGATTGCTTAAGAAATAGGCAATTATTATTATTTTTAGACTGCTCAAAAAAATAGGCAGGGGTGGTAGTAATGTTGGGTTACTATCACACGCTGACACCGCGCGCCCTCTCATTTATAAAAAAAATGGCCTGAAAACACCTGTTAATTAACAAAATCTGCTCAAAAAAATAGGCAATTTGCTATGTCGCTTAATGATAAACAGGAATTATTCGCACTTAATGTGGCCGCGGGGATAAATCAGACGGAAGCCTGTGTTAATGCGGGTTACAGCAGGAATGGTGCAGCCGCTGCCGCATGTCGTTTAATGAAAAATCAGGCTGTTTTAGCACGCATTGAGGAGCTGAAAAAACAGCAAAACAGACTTAACAAAAATATTAACAAAATTGTTAACAATGATGTTAACACGGATGTTAATCCTGTTAAGTCTGTATCACCACCCAATGATGACCCTTTGCAGTTTTTGGTGATGGTAATGAATGATGATAACTGGCCGCACAAGCTGCGGATTGATGCTGCTAAAACCCTGATGCCTTATAAGCATGGGCGCATTGGCGAGACCGGCAAGAAAGAGGCGGCCAGAGATGTGGCCATTGAAAAATCACGCGCTGGCGGACTGTCTGCGCGGTTAGAGCAGAAAGGTTTGAAACAGGTGAAATAAATGGCTGATTGGGTGACAGCCTGCCCTGACTGGGAAGAGCGGATTGTTAACCGGCAGTCATTAGTGCCTAGTGAGCCGCTATTCCCTATTGTGGCAGAGATTGCGATTGAGGTATTTGGTGATTTAATAGTGCCCGACATGACCGGATTGCCAAGAATGCGTGATGTAATGCCGCAGTGGGTGTTTGATTTTGTTGGTGCGATTTTTGGTGCGCTTGATCCAGATACGCAGCGTAGACTAATCAAAAAGTTCTTTCTGTTGATTAGCAAGAAAAACGCTAAATCAACCATTGCTGCCGGAATTATGATAACGGCTCTCGAACTGAATGAACGTAATTTAGCTGAGGCTATCATTCTGGCGCCAACGAAAGAAGTAGCTGATAATTCGTTTAAACCTGCGGCGGGTATGATTGAGTTTGACCCGGAAATGCAGGACAAATACAGCATTTCCAAGCATACAAGGACGATAACGCATTTAGCTACTAAGTCAACCCTGAAAGTTGTGGCCGCGGACGATAAAACAGCAGGCGGCCTGAAAGCCGCCTTTGTTTTGATTGATGAGCATCATTTATTTGGCGCGATGGCGAATGCGGAATCCATAATTAAAGAAGCCACCGGCGGCCTGATGTCTAAAGTGGATGGTTTTTTAATTATTTTGTCCACACAATCCCGAGAGCCGCCCGCTGGTGTGTTTAAAACGGAACTGGAGTATGCGCGTTCGGTACGGGATGGTAAGACGGCCGAGGGTAAAGAAATTGTTGATAAGACTTATTTGCCGGTTTTGTATGAGTTTCCGGCTGCGCTTATTAAGTCGGGCGCGTATAAGAAGCCTGAAAACTTCTATATAACCAACCCAAGCCTTGGCTACTCAGTAGACGAGGCTTTTTTGATTAGTGAGTATCGACAGGCCGAACTGAAAGGCGAAGAAACGCTTATTGAGTTTGAGGCCAAGCATTTAAACAAGGAAGTCGGGTTAAATTTACGCTCAGATCGCTGGAGTGGTGCAGATTACTGGCTGGCGCAGACGGATGATACGCTGACGCTAGATACGCTGCTGGAACGCAGCGAGGTGGTGGTAATAGGGCTTGACGGCGGTGGTAATGATGACCTGTTTGGATTGGCCGTGGTTGGGCGGGAAAAAGAAACTCAGCGCTGGCTTTCATGGTGTTATGCATGGGCAAACCCACCGGTGCTGAGTAATCGCAAGGATATCCTGCCCCAACTGGATAGTTTTGTGAAAGACGGTGACATGACCTTTTGCCAAAATGTAGGCGATGACCTGAAAGAAGTGGCTGAGATATGTTTGAAAGTCGGCGAAACGGGTTTGTTGCATTCTATAGCGGTTGACCGCTATGGCATGGAACCGGTTTTGCAAACCATTCATAATAAATTTGTTGCCAGTGGCTACGCTTTTCCTGCTGATGGCCTGTTTAAAGCGATATCACAAGGCTTCAAAATGACAGGCACGATTAAAGCCACGGAGCGCGCTTTGGCCAGCAGAAATATGTGGCACGCTAATCAGCCACTGATGAACTGGAATGTTGGTAACGCCCGCGTTATCCAGTCGGGCAACGGTATTCAGGTAACCAAACAGTACGCAGGTTTTGCCAAAATTGACAGCCTGATGGCGCTGTTTGATGCTGTGGCTGTGATGGCGACCAATCCGACCTCACGATATAACGGCGGCCTTGATTCTTTTCTGGACAATTACATAATAGGTTAAACAATGGCTGATTTACAGGATACTGGCTTTTTTCGCCGCATTCTGAATGCTTTCAGGCCACAGTTAAAGCTAGGCAAAGGCGAGAGCTTCGCGGCAATTGATAGCGCATCGTCGGTTAGTGGTGTCATGGTGACGCCAGAGAAAGCGTTAAAACTTTCGGCTGTGTGGGCATGTATTAATTTACGCTCCGGGCTGGTATCTACCCTGCCTTTTGCCTTACGAACTGCGGATAAAAATATTGCTACTGAGCATCCTTTGTATGACATCTTTCGCTATGCGCCCAATGCCGACATGAATCCATGCGAATTCTGGCAGGCATTGATGACTTCAATAGACATATATGGCAATGCGTTTGCTGAAATCAAACGCAAAGGCGAGCGGATTATATCGCTGGAAGTGCTTGATGCGGCCAGAATGAAAATAACCCGCCTGCAAACGGGTGCGGTAGTGTATGAATACAATGAAAGGGACGGAACGCGAAAACTGCCCGACCGGGATGTCTTTCATCTGAAAGATTTCACCATGGACGGAATAACCGGGCTTTCTCCGCTGTCTTATGGCGCGGAAATCCTAGGATTGCAAATGGAAGCCAATGATACTACGGCACACGATTACAAGAATCGCTTCAAAGGGCGCGATGTACTTGTATACAGAGGTACAGGGCAAGGCGGGGCGCCGATATTGAATGACGAGCAGCGTAAGAAAACCCGCAAATGGCTGCAAGAGTTTTCAGAGGCAAGTGCCGCAGGGAAAACACCAATACTTGAGGGTGGTTTTGACCTTGTAAACCGGTCGCCATCATTAAGTCCGATTGATGCACAATTGCTTGAATCACGCCTGTTTGGCATTGAGGAAATCTGCCGCTGTTTTTCTGTGCCACCACAATTAATTGGACATACCAGTAAATCGTCTAGCTGGGCATCCAGTTACGAAAACACAGTGTTAAGTTTTCAGGCATTTGTAATGGTACCGAAGCTGGCGCGGATTGAGCAGACGATTACGCGCAAATTGTTAAGCCCAGCAGAGCGCAAGATTTATACGCCCAAATTTAATACCGAAGGGTTATTGCGCGCTTCACCCGCCAACCGCGCCAGCTTTTATACCTCAATGGTGCAAAACGGGATTTATTCACGCAATCATGTGCGCGACCTTGAAGACTTGCCGGCAGTGGAGGGCGGAGACGAATTAACCGTGCAGTTAAATATGGGTACGTTGAATCATGCAGCAAATGAAACTTTAAAGAGGCAAGAATGATGCAGACAAAACGTCTTGATATGCCGCTTGAAATTAAATCCGTCAAAGAAGACGGTTTTTTTTCGGGTTACGGTTCTATAAATGGCAATATAGATTCTTATGGTGATGTGGTAGTGCCGGGGGCGTTCGCAAAGTCGCTGGCGGAATGGGAAGCCCGTAACCGAATGCCGCCAGTGTTATTTAATCATGACTGGAATGCACCTATCGGTTGCTATACCAAACTGGTTGAAGATGAACGAGGGCTGTATGTCGAGGGTAAATTACTGATCGACCAGATAGGAAAAGCACGGGAAACACATGCATTATTGCAGGCCAAGGCGATTGATGGCCTGTCTATTGGTTATAGAATCATACGGCAGGAATACGACCGTGAAGCGGATACCAACAGATTGATCGAAGTAAAACTATATGAAATATCCGTCGTTATTTTTCCAGCTAATCCAGAAGCTAGGGTGGATTATGTCAAGTATGATTATGGCTTACCCTCATCCGAACAGTTCAAAGCGCTGTTAATGCAAAACGGATTTAATGCAAAGCAAGCCGCTGTCATTCACGACAGCGGTTTTTTTTCGTTGTCACAAAAGGCAACACCAACCAACCACGTGTCTGAAATAGACGAAGTTATACGAATTTTAGGAGCTAACTAGATGGCTGATGAAAATGAAATCAAAGCAGTTGAACTGGCCAAAGTACTAAAAGAAAAGCAGGAAGCGGTTAATAAGGCAGTCGACGAAGTCAAGGGACTTGGCGAGGAACTTAAAGGCAAGCTTGCGAAAGGTGACAAAGTTACCGAAGAACTCAAAAACGATGTTGACAAGCTGCTGACTGAGGTTAACGGCCTGAAGTCGCAAGTGCAGGATATGGAACAGGCGCAAGCGCGCAATCCTGTCACCTCGCAAGGTAAGCAGACCTTGGGGGGCATGGTGGTTAAGTCTGAACAGTTTAAAAGCTGCGCCAACATATCCCAAGGCGACAAGCTGCACATTCCTATTAATACTAAAGAGTTAGGCGGTTCAGACTATATGAGTTACAGCGCCGGCGCATTAGTACAGCCGCATACTGTTAGTGCTGTCACCTTGCCGGAGCAGCGATTAATGGTGCGTGATTTGCTTACGCCGGGTAATACCGATAGTGCCATGATAATTGTACCCAGAGAAGAAGCTTTTCAAAATAACGCCAATGTGACACCTGAGGGATCTGTAAAGCCTGAATCACAGTTAAACTATGTGCAGGAAACGGTGCCGGTTGTAACTATTGCCCACTGGCTTAAAGCAACCAGACAGATATTGAGTGACGCGTCCGGCTTGCAGTCTATGATTGATGGCCGTTTACGGTATGGCCTGAAACTCAAGGAAGAGCAGCAGCTATTAAATGGCATCGGTGGTGGCGTAGAGATAGATGGCCTGATACCTAACGCTACAAAGTTTAAAAATGAAAGTAACGTTAAGGACTTTACCATTATTGACCAGTTACGTCTGGCCATGCTGCAGGTGGTATTGTCTGGCTACAGTGCTACCGGCCATGTACTTAACCCGGTGCAATGGGCAGAAATTGAAATGGCCAAGGATGACATTGGCCGCTATGTAATCGGTAATCCGCAGGGGCAGACAATCCCGACATTATGGGGGCAGCCAGTTGTTGCCACGCCGTCTATGCCACAAGGAGAGTTTCTGACTGGTGCTTTCAAAATGGGGGCACAAATCTTTGACCGGTGGGAGATGGGTATTAATATCGCCTTTAATAACGATAGTGATTTTGTTCGTAATATGGTAACCATATTGTGCGAGGAGCGGCTGGCACTGGCTATTTACCGGAAAGATGCATTTGTAACGGGTAAATTGCAGGGTGCACAGACTACGCCGCCGAATTCCTAAACAAACCAAAACCGTTTATTCCGCCCCTTACGGGGCGGCTGAGGGCGATTATGATTAGTATTGATGATATTCGTAATAATTGCCGGATTGATGACGATAGCGAAGATGATTTGCTTAGAATTTATCTAGCAGCGGCGCAGGAAACAGTAAAACAGTTCACCGGACGCAACTGGTACGAAAATGAAGTGCCGGATACAGACCCAACCGGCATGTTGTATAACTCCGCAGTCGACATGGCAATGTTGCTGCTAACCGCCAACTGGTATAAAAACCGTGAGGCGGTTTCTGCAATGAATGCCGCATGGTTGCCTTTTGGTGTTGGGTTTTTATTGCAGCCGTACCGGATTATGTGGGGGGATTCATGAGTATTGCGGCAGGCAAACTTGATAAACGGGTATTGATTCAACGCCCGGAAATCAGCAAGGGCACTCTGGGAGATATTGAAAAAAACTGGGTTGATGTTGGCAAGGTATGGGCAAACATGTCCTATCTGTCTGGGCGTGAATTTGTTAAGAACGGGCTGGATTCGGCAAGTTGTACCGTGTCGATACAGGTGCGCACAAGCAAACTGACAGCCAACATTACGCCGGAATACCGGATTATGTACAAAGGCAGTATTTTCAATATTCAGGCGGTGTTACCCGATTCGGTTCACCCGGAAGTTATTAATTTGCCTTGCGTGACTGGTATAAATGAGGGGTAATTATGTCGTTCAATATTAAAATCAATGGATTAGATAAGCTGCAAAAACGATTACGGAAGCTGGGGAACGCCGTGCAGGAAGAGGTGGCTAAAAAAGCTACCGGCCGAGGGACTGCTATTATCCGGGACGAGGCGAAAGCCATCGCCTACAAAGCACCAAACTCGTACAAGGTTTATAACAGTGACGGCAAGGGGGGCAAAACCTGTACAGTAGTGAAGCCCGGTCATGTCGGGCGCAGCATTATCATGAAACGCATACCCGCATCAGAACGGCGTGGACTGACTTCCAAGCATATTGTAACGGTTTCTAATTCTAAAGAAATCCCCAAAGGCGCAAAGCAAATCGCTGCTTTTATAGAATACGGTATTAATATGCCACAGCCGCACCCGTTTATGCGTCCGGCTTTCGATAATAAGCGAGGAGAGGCGAAAAAGGCAGCTACAAAGATATTGATGACAGAAGTGCGGAAAGAATGGAAGAAATAGCTATTTTTTACAGCCTGATAAAGGATTTGTGTGGCGGGCGTGTTTATCCTGACCTGATACCGGTGCAGAACAATGCTGCTGACCCGGCTATGTGGCCAGCCATGCGTTATAGCGTTATTTCCGGGCAAGTGGAGGCGACAAACTGTTATCAGGCTTTTAATCCGCGGGTGCAGGTGGATATTTATGCCAATACACCGCAGGAGCGCGCGCATTGTGTGCAGGAGGCAATGGATTTAATACAGGATAGTGAGGAAATTGATTGCCAGTTGAAAACGGCACCGTTTTTTTCTTACGATATTGACAGAAAGAAGTATCAGGCAACTTTTGATTATCTGATTAACTGACAATTGTTTTGATACAGGCCACGGTTATCCGTGGCTTTTTTTATGGAGTTTTGTTATGGCAAAAGCACAAGGGCAACCAGTAGCTAAGAGAAGTTCAAAGCGTGGGATGAGTTTTAATAGCCGCACGTATTTTTATGATTTACCCGAGACGCCAACTAAGGAAATCACCGCCTTGTCCAATACCAAACCGGCCATTGCCACTGCGGTGGGGCACGGCCTGAAAACCAGTGATGTGATTTGGGTTGAGAGCGTTGAAAATGAGGCAATTAATGGTTATTACCTAGTGAGCGTAAGCAATGAAGACACCTTTGCGCTGATGACGCTCAATGGTGAGGATATCGGTACCGTGACCGATGCCAAATTTACCACCGTCAAGGGTTACCTCTTTTGCGATGCCACCAGTGTCAAGATAGCGGCACTCAAGACCAAAACAATTGATGCGACCACCATCTGCGATGAGGGCAGTGTGACTGAGCTGGAAAAAGAGCCGGGCACCATCAGCCTGTCTGGTCTGTGGACACCGGACAAGGCAGTGCAAGATTTTCTGGAAGAGATGGCCGAGGAGCTGGAAACCATATTTTTTACCTTGAAGCCCAGAGGCAGTAAGTATATGCGCGGTTATCAGGTAAAAATTACCAGCTTGGACTGGGACGGCAAGAGTGGCGACAAGTGGCAGTTTGCCATGGAGCTGCAAATTAACGGGCGTAGCCGTAAATTAGATACCACAACAGGAGTAAAATAAGATGACCAGCACAGCAGATACCCCGAACAAAAAAGCCTTTATCGATTCTGCACGCCGATACATGAGAAAGGACGTAATCAGTGAGGTACCGGACATTGCCCCGTACGATAAACATCTATATGTGAAGATGCTCAATGTGCGCGAAATGACCGATTTTTTCCAGCGTTGCAGTGAATTCGAAAGTGGGTACGACGATGGTTTAAACGGTGTGCGTGAAAAAGCGCTGATGATTGTTGACCGGGAGGGCAAGTCCATGTTTTATCCGGATGACCGTGAAGATTTGGAATTTCTGGCTGATTTGCCTAGCAAAGTACTGGCTGCCGTGCAGGATCATTTCTTCCTGATTAACGGAGATGCAGGGCTAAAAAAGCAATCACAAGACGCGAAAAATTCATAATTGAACTGTCTTTTTTATTGCATATTCCGGCCAGTGAGATTGACGACTGGCCGGTAAGCGAATTTAACCGTTATCTGAATTATTACCACCGCTTTGGTTTCCCACAATGGCGCACCGAGCAGTATCTGGCCTATAACACGTTAATTACGGCGCGCGCTGCTGGCAATGAGGAATTACAGCTGCATGATTTGCTATTGCCAGATTTGGCCGATGATGAAATTGAGTGCCACAATGTTGCGGATGATGATGCAGATGAGATTGATGCGTTTCTGGACGGTTTGGATGATTAAGTACAGCGGACAAGTGCCGCTGTTTTTTATGGGTTATTTATGGGATGCGATTGTAATCAGGGCACACAGGCACAGCGCGACAGCAGCAGCAATTATGAGCGGAAACAGGCTATTTGTGCGACATGCACAGAAATCAACCGCTGGGTAACAGATACCCCGCCCGGTGCGCCGGTGCATATGCTTGACCGATGTCTTCGCTGTGGCTGTTTTATAAAGCCGAAAGCAAAAATCTGGGGATTGCATTGCCCGCTAGATAAATGGTAGGAATAAAGGTGTAGTTATGTCTGATGATTTAACCATAGGGTTTGGCCTTGACGCACGCGGGTTTATTGCCGGTATACGCAGCACGGAAGAGCAGGCCAAAAAATCTGCTCAGGCACTGACGCGTGCGTATCAGACATCTGCCCGCAGTATCAATGGCTTAACCGATGCCACCATCGCAACAAGGGCGCAGACCCTGTTAAATCTGGGCGTCACCATGGAGCAGGTGGACGCATTTAAACAGACCGCTGTATCCGTACGCAAGTACAAGGAAGAACTGAAAAAGGTAGGCGACGAGTATCAGAACAATTCTGCGGGTTTAAACGCCCATCTGATTAAATTTGGTAAGCAAAACGAATTATTATCGCTTGCTACAATCAGGACGCGTGAGCTGAAAGCGGAAGAAGCAGCACTTGCTGCAATGAGAAAAGCGCAACCGGCCGCACCGGAGCCAGTTAAACGCGCCGCGCCCCTGACAGCAAAGATGGATTCAATGAATCCGGTTGCCGTAAAGGTAGGCGACGTTGATGTCAAAAGCCTGACTGAATTTAATGCCAAGCTTGATGCCGCCGCAGTTAAAGTGAAGCATCTGGCTGTAGCCATGCTGGGCATCGGCAGCGTGAAGCAGCTATCTGGCATAGCAGATGAATGGACAACGGTAAACAACCGCTTGAAGCTGGTGATTGATTCCACTGCCGAATTAACGCAGGTGCGCAGCCAGCTAATCGCCAGTGCCAATAAAACCGGCCAGTCGCTGGGCACCGTGGCCGAACTGTATAACAAGCTGGCCATGTCGCAGAATCAGATCGGAATCAGCGGCAGCAAACTGTTAAAACTGACTGATACCATCAACAAAGCGATGGTAATCGGTGGTGGCTCAGCTGAATCACAGGCGGCAGCACTGGTGCAGTTATCACAGGCATTCGCATCAGGCACATTGCGTGGTGAGGAATTAAACTCCGTACTGGAGCAGGCACCCGGGCTGGCGCAGACAATAGCCAAAGGATTAGGGGTTACAGTCGGGCAATTGCGCACACTGGCGGCCGAGGGCAAGCTGACATCCGAGGCTGTGGCCAATGCCATATTGAAACAATCGACAGCCGTTGATGCGCAATTTGGCAAAATGGACAAGACCATTGGCCAGTCGGTGACGACCCTTAAAAACCAAGTCATGACCTTTGTCGGCGCACTGAATGAAACCACCGGTGCCAGCCAGAAAGCCGGTGCTGTGCTTGAGTGGCTGGGGAATCATCTGGGCGTGGTTGCCACCATTGTTGGCACCGTGGCTGCTGTCTATACCGGAAAATATGCCGCCTCTATTACGGCAGTGATTATCCGTAAATACGCCGAAATTGCCGCATCAGAAAAATCTACCGCAGCCATGCTGAAAGAGGCAGCCGCAGCTAAATTTCTGGCGGCAGCTAAGGCGAGCAGTGCCGGCACGTCAGCCACTGGTGCAGTCACTGGTGCAGTCACTGGTGCAGTCACTGGTGCAGCCGGAGCAGCAAGCGCAATCAGCAGTGTTGCTGGTATGGCAAAAGGTGGCTGGGTTGGTTTGGTTGCCGGTTTGGCAATGGCAGCGTTTACTTATTATGAAATCAGCAAAGCCACTGATGTCGCCACCAATTCCCTGCGAACACAAATCGGGACTTTAGAAGAGCTAAGACAAAAATATGCCGCTGCGGATACGACAGAAAAAACGCATCTGCGAAATCAGGCGGAAAAAAACTATAACGACACTATCAAGCAAAGAGACAAGGCGATCGGTGGAATGGTCGCTAAATCCGTGGATACATATGCGTCCCCGTTTCACAGACCGGATGTATCGCAAATGCGGTTGGATATGGCGCGGAAAGAAATTGCGCAGATAGAAGAGAAATTAAAAAATTGTGAAATAACAGCGGAGCAGGCAAAAGATGAAATATTCAAACTGCTCGATATAAAACCGGGTTCTAAATCCGCAAAAGCCATTGAGGAGGCAATATACAAACAAGACCAGCTACGCAAACAGGTGGCTCAGTATGGCAAAGAGCTTAACGCCTATGGCAAAAATGTACCACTGTTCGAAACCGCGGAGGAAAAAGAACAGGCAGCTACTGATGCGGTAAACAAAGTAAACGCAGCTTTTCAGAAGTTAATTGATTCGCAAAAGCAAAGCAATGAGCTGCTGGAAAAGCAGAAAGAGTTAATGGCTGGCGGCATGTCGGCAAAAGTCGCCGCAGAGGTGGCCAAAGCCGGCACCGGCCAGTTAAAAGGTAAAGATAAGGAATTAAACGAATACACCCAGTCCCTATTGAAGAACGAAAGTCTGCAAAAGCAGATTGACAACATTAAATCGGTATCTGACACCCTGCAATCACTCGGCAAAAGTGCCGATGAAGCCAAAGCAGAGTTACAGGGTGGCAGAGAGGGATTGGTACTGTTTCAGCTATCTGCCAAAAATGCCACCAGCGCACAACTGGAGCAGGCCAAGCAGTACATGGCACAAAGCAAACTATACCGGGAGCAGGCACAGAATCAGCAAACCCTGAAAGACATGGTACAGCAGGCACAGGAAGCCAAGGCCGAACTTCTCGGCGGTAAAAACGGCCTGATTGCTTTCCGGCTGGGGCTGACACATGCCACCAATGAGCAGATACGGCAGGCGCAGGCACTTAATGCCTTAACCGAACAGATACAGAAACAGAAATCTGTTCTGACCACACTGGAGGGTTTAAAAGAACAGGTGGCCACACTGGGCATGGATGCCATGCAGCGCCAGCTATACAACCTGCGCAGGGATGGCGCCACACCGGAACAGTTGCGTCATGCCGAGGCCATGCTCAGACAGATTAAAGCATTTGATGAAGCGCAGAAAGATACCAAATCGGCCGCACAGGATTTATCCGAGGCAGCAGAAACATTAAAGAACGGCGGGCGCACAGACACAGCCAACAAACCGATTAGCATCTTCAGTAAAGAGTACCGCGAGCGCGAAGAAGCCTACTGGAAAAAGAAGCGAGCGGAAGAGGCGGGCATAGGCGGCATTTCCCTTGGCAGCGGTCGCCGGCCAGCCGTACCGGATGTTAACCAAATGACTGCCCCGACACCGCCGGCCGGATTTGGCGAGCGCAAAGCCAGCGGCAAGGATATTAATGACATGATTAAAGTCACCGAGGCAATCAAAGTGGAGCTAAGCAATGGTAACAAAAACGTAACCTTTAAAGCCCTCGTTGATACACCAGAGGGCGTCAAACAATTTAAAGAGTTCTGGAAAAGAACATTACACGACGTTGCTAATGATTTGAGATAACACCGGCCACATGGCCGGTTTTTTAATAAGGTTTTTTTATGGCATTCACCCTATATACAGATTCCAACATGGCACATGAAGCAGCCAGCCCCTATCCGATTGACTTTAACGGGACAGGAACAAATGATTTTGTATTGTACTTTGGCAGCCCTGATACCCACGAAATGCTTACACCCAAAACCGGAGAAATCATGCTGATTCCGTTTAGCCGTCTGAAAGCATGGCAGCCAGAAGAAAACTATAGCTTCGGGCAAATCGTAGAACCGCCGGTTGCTAATGGTTACATGTATCAATGCGTACAGGCAGGGCAGACCGGCAAAACTGAACCGGTCTGGGGCATCGCCGTTAACAAACAATGCACTTCCGGCAGTGCCAGATTTACTAATCTGGGCGCAAAATTTAAAGCTGCCGACCTAAAACTATCCCTGACCCAGCAAGGCTTAGAAACCGCCATCGGTGGCGCCGCATTAGGCTTGGGCAACCAATTGCAAGGGGGGAAAGCCATACCCGTTTATATCCGCGTAAGCAACAGCGATAAAAACGCCAGAAGCGACCGCAGCGACCCGTGTATCAGCATCAGATTAAGCGAAACCATGCTCGACACAATCGTGCAATCAGGACACCCATAGAAAGATTATTTATGCTGGGCTTATCTTCACTTAATACAACCTTACTGGCGACAGAAATCAGCCTGAACGCCCAAGCCGCACCCGGGCAAACAGGGACAGAATTACTCAGCATTGGCTGCACAGCATACAGCAGACAACAGACCGGAGAATTACTGGCACTTGCCTGTCACGTCTGCGTTGATAACAGTGGCGAGTTACTAAGTATCGCGCAGATGGTTAAGCCCACAAGTGACACAGAATTAATACAGATTGGCCAGCAGGTACTGAACCCCGTACCAAACCGCTATATGCGCGCCCGCTTCGCCAAAGGCTTTGATGGCGAAAAGTACGCCATCAGAATATTTGTAGCCGGCATAGAACTGTGTAACGTCGTACGCACCTGTGAAGTTCACTTTGCCGAAGACGAATCAGCCACAGCCAGCCTGTCCCTGCGAGAACCATGTGGCGCAATTGACCTGTACCAGTACTATAACCGGCAGATCGTCATTTACGCACAGACAGACAAATACCTGTACCCGATATTCTCAGGCATCATAGACATGCCCAAAATAGACTATTCAGACCGTCTGCGCATACTCAGCGCCACCAAAGACCGCAGCAAATCGGTCGAAGCATTAAGCATCGACACCATTCACAGCATAGGTTACTGGTCGCCATCAATTTTTGGTGAAGAACAGAATTACGAAACCAAAAATGCACAGCTCACTGACCGCTTAAGCACCATACCCGCATCATTTGATTTTGATGCACAGGGAAAAGCACATCTGACCTCATGGCTGCCTAAAACAGTGCCTGACTGGACACTGAATGCTTGCGATATTTACGAAGCCAATATGGCATTAGAAATGAGCAGCGCCGTTTCCATCGTCAACCGGGTAGAAATCGAACTGCATCACCAGTTTGACCGCCTCATCCACAGAGAAATCAGCTTCAGCTATCGCTACCTTAACTTTATGAGCGATTTTGACTACATCATACGCGTAGCAGCAGAGGGCCCGGCACCGAAACTGGCCGATGTACTGAGCGCAGCCAATGGTGGTGGCTGGACAACCGGAGAATGGTGGGTTAAAGGCACCCCGCCACCGGGCATCTATAATGGCATCAGATGGAAAGCAGCCGACTACAAATACGATTACCAGCCAACCGGAGAAAAAGACGAAAACGGCCATGATATCGTCAACGTAGTACAGATTCCGATTGGCAGCGATAGCAACCTATACGCACTGGCTGCCTCATGGAAAGCAATGCGTCGCTGGAAACAGGCAATTGACGAAAAGTACAGCATCGTCTTACAGAATCAGGAATCCATTGCCATTCATGGCGAAAAAAAAGAAAAAGTTATCTACAGCATCAAGCACGAAAGCGATAATGATAAGACCGCCCGAAACTGGGGCAGTGAAAAGCATTACAAAAGACCAAAAGGAACAAAGCAGCCCAATGGTGACTACACAACCAACATCGACAACATCATTGCGGGCGAATTTGCCAACGGCTATCGGGTCGCCGTACAGATAGGCTACACCAAAATGCTCGAAAGCCACCGGCAAAACAGCATCACCATGGACTGCAAATTCCTACCCTTTGCCAGCCTGACCCATACCGCGCATATCGCAACAAAACGCTTTAACGCCAACGTCAAAATAGCCGCATACAGCCATAGCTGGGACTTTACCAGCAAGCGTGGCAAAACCACCCTGACCGGGAAATTCTTCATCAATCCCGGCAGCCGCAAACAGACATTCAGCGAAGCAGAGCCACCAGCGAAGCGGCCGCAACTGCCCTGTGAAGCATATCAGCAGAACTTCATCCTGAAAGACTATACCGTCCCGTATGGCGTAGAAGTGATAGAGCAAGACCCGAATGCTGATAAAGATGAAGACGAAAAGGAAGAAGAGCACCAAGGCAACGCCATCATAATCGGCAAGCCAAAATTCAAACTCTATGAATGCAATGGCTATGTAAGAAAAGAAACCGGTTATGTATACAAAGGAAACAAAATGAAGCGCGGCATCGCATTCAGAGTGCCCCTGCCTGACATAGAAGAAAAAAGTACCGACACCTTGGACGTTAACGCTGCCGGCCAGACACTTAATCTGGCCATACCGCATAACGAGCCATTCCCCCGGTTAACCTGTCTTAAAAAATGAGTATCGAACATGAGCCTAGAAGAAGATTTTCGTAAACTGTTTGGTAAATACCGCCCCGGCTATGAGCGTACCCCTAACCGCCCGCGACTGCTTGGCGGTGCCGGCGTATCCATGATGCCATATGGTGGGGACAAGCAAGAAAGCAACAAATGCCTTGATATCTATGGATTATTGCAATTTAACGACAGCACCGGCAACCCATCGATTGACGTAGCCCGCGCGATTGAAGGACTGTTTGACATTAATAGCGGCCGGCAGGTGCGCATATTTCTTGACCCCGGCGCAGAAATTTGTAAAGACAGCAACGTAAAAAAATTCAGTGATTACATATGGTACAAATTACAGCTTAAAAATAATCATGAAGCCGTATTAACCGGTGCAGGACTTACGCAAGGCAACGACTTCTTTAGCGTTCGCTGGTTTTTGAGTCTGGATATATTAAACACCCCCTTAACCCTACCGGGTATGCCAAAGCGTATTATGCGCATTAACGACTTGAGGCAGAAAGATAATACACTTCAAAATGTAGTCTATAAAATACTGAAGACCAAACCATTAAATGCCAAAGCATTTTTTACAACCGTCCCGATAAAAGCAGACTTACTGGAAAGCAATCGTGACCAATACAAAAAAGCAGTGAAACAGATTTTTGATTTTGTCTGTCTCTACATAAACGAAGATAGCAAATACACCCGCAATACAATGCTGGAGATATACCTCTTATCTCTACAAACAAACAGCTTCATCACCGAGAAAAAACCAAACTCCTCTAAATTGAACAGCCTGATTTGGAATACCGAACAGTATGCAGGTAAAAAAATTCCCGAGGGCGGGGAAAAAATTTACACATGGAAAACACCGCAAAACCCGTTTCTTTACGGTTCCGCATATAACCACACCTTTGACGCAAGAGATGTTTACTGGGGATTACCCGCGGATAATTACCGAGTATATGAATCGCGCTGGAAATTTGCGGATGATCTGATACGCGGTGCCGGTCTGGTTAAAGATTACGCCCTCAAAAGCGCGGACATTACCCGGGATGAAGAAATAACCAAAGATAACATTGCTAAAGTTAAATTTGGTGACCACTTCATCCATTCATTCGACTATTCAGAGGGCGCACAGCAGTATTTTGAACAGGACGTATCCTTTTATTACCGCAATAAATATGACGAAGAGGGCAACGAAACCGGCGAAGAAAAGAATGAACTTTTCATCACCCTGTCTGAAAAAGGCATGACCCGACTGTGGAGCGTCGACATCTTCCCCGATAGTGCCATTATAGACCTCAGATTTGACCCGAGAGCAGGTAAATTCATACCAGTCCACCCCATAAGCCAAGATTTACTGCCCGACCAACTACAGGAATCAGGCAGCCTTGAATTACAAGACATAAACGGCAACCAGTATCACATCGCACAAAGCAACGAAGGCTTTGTCCTAACCAGTGACAGACTGGGCAAAAAAAGCTGGAGCATCAGCAGAGAAGATTACGTATTACAGAATTAACCAGCCCATGAAAACATCACCTGACTAACTTCGCCACCTTACTTACCCAAGCCCCAGCCAAGGGCTTTTTTAATGGAGCATAAACATGAGCTTTAGCATGTATTACAAAAAAAATGGAATCTTCATGCGAATTGACGAACCTATTATTTTTCGATTTGAGGGTGCTGAAATTCTGGATTTCACCTTCTATTTTGGCAGTTTCAACCCACATGACACATTAAAGCCCGTATCCGATCCAGAAATTAAACTATCACTGATTGATAACATAAAAAAATGGCAGCCAAATACTGAGTACTATACCGGCACCATTATAGAACCGAGCGTATCAAACGGCTTAATGTACAAATGTAAAGCCACCGGTACCAGTGGCCACAGCGAACCGCAGTGGCCTACCGACAGCGGTGTCTGCATTTTCGATAAAAACATCACATGGATGAATCTAGGCGCACGTTTAACACCTGATGACGTCAAGATTGCCCTGAGCAAAGCAGCCTTAAATAAAGCCCAAGCAGGTGGCAGCATATCGTTTGGCGCATCATTAACTGGCGGAGAATTAATACCCATTTACTTCCGAGTTAGAAACACAGACAAAACAGTTCGGTATGACGAGGGCGGCTCAAATATCTGTTTAGAGCTGAATCATACAATATTAACAACCCTACATTAACAGAATAGATTATGAGAATTTATTTAAATAATTTTAGTTCACAGTTAACAGCAGCACTTGAGCAGAATAAAAACCAAAGCATCTTGGCACTGGGCGATAAATCAACACAAGAACTGCGTAACGCACTCCCTGCCGATGGCAAACACTATATACGCCTGACACTGCAAAACAGAGACGCAACTGAATTCGAACTAATCGATGTCGTAAATTTTAACGGGTATCTGCAAATTAAGCGTTCAGGCATGGAGGCAAGCACCATAAAGGCTTGGGAACAAGGCACCCGAATAACATGCGCCCCAACTGCCGGCAGCTTTAATAAAGAAAAGATTAACACCTATACCATTGACAGAGAAGCGTCCACAAACAGATTTAAAATGGTATTAGAAATTGATTATCAGAATGGTCGCTCGCAATTTCTGCCGGATGGAGACCGCCTTACCGCCATCGTTATACGCAACATGGGTGACGGAGATGAGCTATTGATTGAATTCGAGGAGGGCGCTTACTGGAATGGCAACCCGCCTGATTTAATTTTTCAAAATGCCGATGAGGTGAAATAATGGGTTTATTGTTCAAATTCTATGGGCATAATGGTTGGATTTATTACAAATGTCTGGGCAAAACCCTGCCCGAACCAGTTGTATATTTACCCTTTACTGCCGAAAAATTAATAACCAATACCATATGGAAAAATGAAATAAACGGCAGATTGTTGTCGCCGCAACCTACTGAGGCAAGAGCGGCATTTAGTCGCATTCACAATAATGATGACGGAGTGCTACTCTATAACTATAAATCAGAATATCCAATGAGTGCAGAAATGCCACTAAGCCCGGGCGTGGAGCTTTATGGCAACAGCTTGGCAATACGCATCAAGCCCGGCCAATTCCCTGATTCCCCCATGATTTTATGCATATTATATGGAAGTAAAGATACAGATTACGAGGCAAATACTGGTGAAAAACTGATTATAGCGATTGTCAATCAGCAAATTGTGACTTATTACATTCCTGCTGGCGTTAATCCACAATTTAATAAAACAGAAACAGGCATCTATTTGAACGGAGACGACCTATGGACAAGCATAGGGCTTAATTTCCAAGGCGAAAACGGATACGGCTTAGACAGCATTTGCCGCAGAAATTTCCCCCTACTAATGAAAGTAAACATAACACCGCTGAAATCGCTGGCCTATTTCTGTCTTTTTTCATCAGATTTTCGTTATCCAAACCCAGAAGAAAGACTATACGCATTCAACGGAGGTGTTGCCCATGCGAAAGTGTTCAGACATCCGTTGAATATGTTTGATTTTAACAATATTCTGAATGCACAAGAGTATGATGATTCGATTGATGGTGGCGTAATTTATATAGATGACGAAGCCGGTGGCTTATTAATGCGTATGGGTATAAATGTAGTTGAACCAAAAAATCCGCCGGAAATTAACCCATCTGACCCGAATCAACCAATACCATCTATTCCAATAGATAAAGGCGATGAATACGACCCAAATGACGCCATCGGAAATGGAAATCAAGGTGTCGGAAAACCCGGCAAAAAGAATTAATTGATTATGTAACAAATCTGAGCCAGCCTAGTGCTGGCTTTTTTATTTAAACAACTAACCGCCTATTGGCGGTATTTTTATGGAGTAAGTACATCATGCTTAAAGCATTTAAGTGGTTGCACTGGTTGCTTGATTTACGCTTTTTACCGGATAAATGCCAAGATTGGTTATTTGGTACCGGCACACGAATAATCGAAGTACTAAGCGGATTTGCCATGCTGGGATTTGCACTAGTATTTGCACTGCATGGCGAAGAGATGATTAAAGAGGACTTATACGAAAAATTCCTGCATCTTCACCCTAAAATATTCGTGGCCATTCTGGTAATTGTGGCAGCAGGGCAGCTATTTGCTGCCTTTTTTCATTCCAGCCGCAGCAATATCCTGTCTGGCTGTTTCCTGATCTGGTCGGCATTAATCTGGGTGGTTATATCCGGAGCATTTATCGCAGCATACCCGCCTTTGTCTACAGGCATGACCACCTATCCTGTTATTGCCATCATCTGCGCCCTTGCCGGCAGGAATCTAATCAAACACACCAAAC